GCGAACCGAGGAACAGGGCACGCGCGGCCGGCAAGTCGGTCGTGCTACCGTAGTCATTGAACCGAATGACGTTGCGGTGCTTGTGCAAAATGACATCCGCATACTCACCAAGCGCGTTCTTGTAGATCAGTGAACCCTGACCCTGACCGGTGTCAGTGGCCTTATGGATATCCAGCCAGTCATTGGTGGTCACCGAGGTGCGCAGCTGATACGCCTGAAAAACATGCATCAGAAAGACGAACTTCTTGGTGCCGTTAATGGAAATGGGCTGAATCATGGGATCCACAACCTCGGACATCGCTACCAAGCGCTCAATGAGCCCGATGGTGAGAACGTCATCGGAATCCAGATCGGCTTTGGAAGTGGCATTGCCACCGTACAGCTGGTGGGCCGAATCGGGCGCCTGCAGCGAGTTGTTGGCGCGACCAGTCCAGGAGGTAGCGGTCTTGAAAGTGGTATCAACACCACGAGCACCGGACAGGTAGCAGAACATGTCTTCATCGAGCTTCTCAGCCCACCAAACAGCCAGGGCGTCGCGGCCTTCTTTACGAAGATCATAAGGAACGCGCTGTTCCGACATCTTGCCTTTGGACTTGGTGCTTTTGCGCAGCTGATCGATGAACAGCGCATCGTTGAAGAAGCTCAGCGCTTCCTCACCAGTGGCGTGACCCTCGATGGTGTTGTCACCTTCAATACCGTCACTGACCAACTTCATACGCAAGCCGACGGTGACTTTCTCGCCAGCCGCCTTGTTCAACTCGGACTTCATGACAATGACATTGTCATTCCCTGGACCGATGAACTTGGAAAAATACTGGTGCTTGGCGACTTCGATCGCCAGGGAATCGGACCAACGCTGGACTGCCAGGGCATGTCCAAGGGTAAACTCTGTAGCAGACATGGTAAAACTCCTTAATTACCTGAAAGATACGCTCGTTCCTGCACCGGCGTTAACTGCGCCAGTTGGGCAGGCGTGAGCGAAGCAGTGGAAAAATCTTGAACTCCTGCGTTACTTGTTTGCGGCAACTGACTTAGCGTTCGCACAGGCGCTGCGGTACCCTTCAACTTGGCAAGTATCTCAGCTTCTATTGAACTTCGCAGTTCCGCTTCTATTTGCGCCCTAGAAGGCGTATTTGGTTGGACGCTTGACACCAGTTTACTCTGCGCGTTAACGAGAACGCGCAAAATGCTGGCTGCCTTCTCACCGAGAAGAACCGGAGTATCGTCCCCTGGCATAACGATTTGTGTTGCTGGATTAGTGAGGAAAAACAAGTCCTCGGTGAATCCAACAGACTCGGCAAAACCAGCCAGCTGGTCATGCGCAGTTCGGTCGTCGGGGTTAAATAAACCCGGGACAACGGCTTCCATTTTGGCCGTAGCGACCTTTATCACATCAGTAATCTGGCGCTCTTCTTCCGCTCCCTGCATTTTACGCTCAAACTCTACCTGCTGGTGCTTTGCGAGTTTCTGCATATACAGAAGAGCTTCAGTAGGATCCTCTTTGGCCAGAGTGACGTATTCCTCGTCCGACAGCGCTTTGAAGTCACTTACGGGCTCAATTGCCGCCTGAGCCGCGGGCGGAATCTGCTTCATTTGCTGTTCGAGCGCGGAAAGTCGCTCTTTCAAATACCGATTCTCGCCCCGCGCCTCGTGTAGGGCTTCAAGCGGGACGTACCCCTTCGGGGGCTTAGTTACCTGAGTAACGTCTTCCGGCGACTCAGGCTTGACTTCAGGCACTGTGGAAGGGGCCACTTGCACAGTTTCAGCGGTACTTGCAGCTGCGTCACTAGCGGCCGCTTTGTCAACTTCAGCTGCCTGAGGAACCTCGCTAGATGCGGGCTCCTTGGCGTCTTCCATTCCGCGCAGATTCGCTTCAGACACAACAGCAAGACCTTGCGCTTCCAGAATTGCTGCTTCATACCCTAACACTGAGTTAGACTCAGAGGCTTGAGACATCTGCGCATCCGCAGTTGCGTCAGGCTGGGTAAAGTGCGTAGCAGCAGTCTCAGTTACTCCAGTCAAAGCTGTCGTGCCTGTGCTCTCAGTTTCAGTGCCCATTTTAAGCTCCTTTTACGACTCGTGGTCGAATTTAATAATTCACGGCGCTTGCCGAATTAAAAGCCCTTTCCGGGGGAATTAGGGAAAATCTGGTCGAAGTTCTCGCGGTATTTCTGGTCCGCTTTGCTGTCCTTGTCCCGATTCCACATTCTGAAATTGCGGTTGTTGGGCAGCTCGCGGTGACTGCGGAAGTGTCGCTCCGCCTTCGCTTCGAACGCTGCCTCCTGCTGCGGTGTCATTGTTAGTACCTCCTTGCACTGTTTCTTGTCGTTGCTGCAGGGCTTTTTGCTGCTGTGCGGCTGCAGCTCCTATAGCGAAGCCCTCTTGATCAACACGTTGCTTAACGGCTTGCGCTTCAACTAGAGCCCGCATAGCACGAGCTCTTGCTTCTTCAGTCTTCGCCTTAATAGAATCTTGCTGTAGAGCTGCGAGAAGTTGCTGCTGTTGCCTCTCTTCTTCTTGCTGTTGCTGCTGACGCTGGGCTTGTTCCTGCTCTTGCTGCTTTCGTTCCTCAGCAGACAGTTCATCATTTATCGCGGTTTGTCCGGTTGCTTGCCTAATCTGCGCTAACAACGCTTCCTTGTTGGGGAAGTTAGACAGCTCAAAAGCCAGGTTAAGCAGCGGCCCGACCGCCTCAGGTGGTGACTTATGCACAGCCGCTAATAGCAGCTCCATATTCTTTTCGCGTACGGTATCAGTAGCGGGACGACTTGACACCACAATGTCAAAGGACGCCTGAGTTATATCATTCTTTATAACACCCTGCGCCGCCTGATTTATCTGCACAAATTTCTCAGCGCCAGTCGCTCGATCGGTTATTCGCAGTACTTTCTCACCAGTCCACTCCGACTGAATCAACGAACAAAGCTGCATTCCCAGGAGCTGGTTTGAATGCTTAACGTTTGCCATGAGTGAGGCGGCAGACGTTTGTGTAGCATTGTATTGCGTTTCCAGGGCGGTTCCTGCGACACGTCGCAGATCTTGCTGCATAAGACGATCAGCTGAGCCACTAATCTCGGATATCTCACGCTCAGACTGCTGGAGCATCCCAAGTTGTGCTGGCACTAAATCCGACATCTCTTTAATCTGGACTCTGTCTAGCTTGCCCTGTTTGGTTACGATATAACCGTCAACTCTGTTTGCTTCTTGGTATGCACGGGTCTCATCCTCTACCGCGCCTTCTTCAATAATGACGCGCCGATTATTAAGGAGCGCAAGCGCCATAGTACGACGCTTATTAACCTCCATAGACTGCTCTTTTATTTGCCGCGGGATACCAAAGGGGAACCCGAAGCGATCCGTGTACCCGACGTAGGGTATAAATGGATACTCGTCGTGTACATATGGCGACCAGCAATCCTGAAGCAGTAGCTCGCCCAAGAATATCGCTACACGAGTCTTCTTAACCACTGCCTGTACTACTTCGCGGGCCTGCTGTATAGCTTGATACTGCCCCTGTGGTGATGGAATCTGATCCAAATCAATCACTCGGCCGTCCGCCATAATGGCAAACCATGCGGGCGTAGATACAGCGTACCACATCTCTACTGGACGAACCCGGCGTCTCTCCTGGTTTGTCCACATATTACCGGCTAAAAAGCGCTTGTAGTCCTCAATAAAAGAGCCCTCATCCTGCACCGAATTGCCAGTGGCTCCAGTGCTATTGTCAGACAAAGCTTGTGCACTTTCCTGAATTTCACGCGCAAACTCAGGAAATAACGCAATAAGGTCGTCTAAATCTGTCCAGTTTGCTGTAAATACATACCGGCACTGCTCTTTATCAAACCAGGGCGGGGCATAGGGGTCCCACCACATAGAATGCCAATTATGATATCTAAGCGCAATCTTCTCTTTACGTGGATCGTGATTAAAGCCTGTGCTGATACAACCAAAACCTGCCGTAATAGCGTCCCTGAAGGCCGCTGCTTGCTTTTCGTGACCTGTGTTCTGGTCAATGATGAACTGAATGCCTTCAGCCATGACCTGAGACAGCTCAGAATCAGCAAAAGTGCGGCCTTTAGCCTCGATATCCAGCTGATTAGTTAAAAAGTGCCCATAAACCAACTCCAGAATGGGAAAAACGCGGTTAATTGTGAGTGCTTTAATGCCCTTGCTCTGCAGTTTTTGTACATCGGCGGCCTTCCAAGCCACGCCATCTCTAAACTCGTAGTCTTCCCACGAGTCTTTACGCCAAGTATAAAAACTTTGCTGAGCCTCGTGAACCCAGGAGAGCAGCTTTTCAATGGGATACCCGCCCGCCGGCTTCGGCATAAGGGACTTTGGCGTATCCGATAAGACTGCCAAAGTGTGACGCGGGTCAGCTGTCAGCATATCAATGTCCCCATCCATTATACTTGTCACTTCTAACGAAGCGCTTTTTAGACCGCGCCGTAACGCCCGTCATATACATGACTAAATACTGTAAGCCATCGTGTGGATGCGAATACTTATTCTTATCTACCTTCGTGGTGAACCTAAGCTCACCCGGAAGCTGCACTTTTCTGAAGCAATACCCGCCATTGAATCCTTTACGTAATACTTTACAGCGTGGTCCGAGCTGGAATGCAGGCTGACCATCGCGCATTTGTTGTAAAATGCCTCTGACTGACTCGATTCGTACGTACTCGTCATTGGTGTTTGCTGGGATGACGTCAACCTCTAAGTCCTGTAGTATCTTAAATACAGTAACCTCGTCAGTATCTGCGCGTCTAGAGCCGGCGGGGTCTCCTATGTATAAGTCAACCTCGTTAGTCTTGTAGTATCGTCGTAAATGAGGAAACACAGTCTCCAGCATAAACTGTTTTATGCCCGTACCTTCTCCAATCAATTCATCCAGGATAAGTATGGCGCCAGTAAGCGACTCCTGCGCAATGACTGCTGCGGGCGTAAGTCCAAAGTCGAGGCCGATGAATAGTGGAACCTCAGGTATGGGCTGCAAGGCCTCGTTATAGTGGATAGAGTCGTTCCATTGTCCTTGATAGACGGGCTTGCCATCCACAACCGTGCCATACTCATTGCCCATATTAACCGCTATCCAGTCGTCAGACTTGCCTTCTTTGCCAGTGATGTAGTAGTCTTTCGGCAAATTACTTAAGTTCTCTGCATTGTTATTAGGCAGCCAATGCCCCGTCCAAACGCGCTTCCCAAACTGATCTTCTACATACTCCCTGAACAAGCCACCGGGCTGCTTTAAAAACTGCCAACCTTGGGGCCGTGTTTCCTCTGCCAACTTATAATACCACGAGTCGTCATCTGGCGCGTTAGAGTCTCCAATCATGCCATGCCAGGAGGGGCCGCCATCGACTGCTGATGGATACCTGCCGTGCCGTAAGTCGGCCATATCCACGATACTCTTGTCAAGCTCCTTGGCCTCGTTTAACCAAAACCCTGTAACCTGCGCACCTCGTAGCCGCTTTATTGACTGCGGACGGTCGAGGGCCAGAAATATAAGTTCGGCAAGTACCACAGTGCGGTCGGCCAGCCGAAACTTTAAAGTATGTGACGGGGGCTCTAAAGAGCCGCCCTTGAAGCGCCCCAAGTCCCCGAATAAGTCCAACCAGTCTTTGACAGTGGTAGACAGTAGATCCGGATAAGTGTTTCGTACCGCATACCAGCGGGATTTACGGCGGCCAGCACTATCTGGCCGCTGTTCGCACATGAGTCTGAATATTTTTTCGCAGGAGGCATATGTCTTTCCCGACCCAAGGGGCCCCATGATAAATGTGACACGGCTTCTCGACTCTAAATACTGCTGTAAAACTTCACCTTGTGGGGCTGTGATTAACTCAAACCGCATGTGTCGGCCTACGTGCTAAGCCAGAGAGATCCTTAATAGTTACCATGGGAAGTCCGTTATCATCCGCACCAAGCTGTATGCCTGTGGACGCTGTTAGAGCCTGAGCGGCGCCAGATAGCTCCTTGAAGAGCGATCCGAGCATCCGAAGGTCTCGCGGCGTCAGTTTTTGTGCCTGCTCAGTAGATGAAGCTGCTTCAGTGAGCAAGTTCTGCGCTTGCACAATTAGCGACTTTTCCAGGGAAAACCGTCGTTGTGTCAGCAGTACTTCTTTGGCGACACTATAGGCTGCGAGACGGTGCTTCGCGCGTGTTACAAACTGCTGAATCTGCTCCACGATGGCATCATCGCCAGTAGAGCTCGGCGGTAATACCTCGAGCTCAGACCTGTTGTCGTCTCCATCCTTGGGGGGCGCGGCCGGCGGGGCAGACAGAGACAGAGGAGCCGCATCAAGTCTGGAGGGGAGGGTAGAGGCTCTAGACTTTGGGTTGATTGTGGACGCGCGGGGAGAGACCACGCGTCCGGGTTGTGGGGGTAGCGACCCACGTCCCAACGGCTCCTCTGCTTCTGGCCAAAGTTGCACCCAGCGCTCTTGCTCTGCCAGATATTCCAGGGTAGATAACGAGATATTCGCCTCGGTTGCCAGGAGAGACAGCGGGCGATTGAGGATCTCGTATTGCAGCCTGAGCTGGGCAAAATCTATGGGGTCAGTAGTTAACATGGCCTTGCTGAGAATATAAATTTCTTATTCTATAGTTGGAATTATAACCCGAAATAGTAAAAAAGTAAATAGGTCTGGATCTAAATTGTTACACTTTTTGTAACGCTCAAGAATTTATAACGCGTGCACGAATATAGGCAAAAGATAGCCTAAAATGCTCGAAAACTGATCTAATTTCTGAAATTAGAGTATAGGCTATAGGTTTGTTCGCTTATTCAGTTTCGCTCTAATTAGATCAATTACAAATTCTGTAATACCTGGCGTGAAATCACCGAATATAATATAAAATAATTCTGTGTGATTACGTATCTGAGTTGTGCCTGAGTTGTGCCTGAGTTGTATCTGGGCAGTGCTTAAATTCGGTTTGAGTTGCGCGGTCAATGAGGGTTACACTTTGTGTAACTCTATGCTGTAGTAGAAAATCTTTTGAGACTCGGTCGGACTATGTGTACAGGGGCCCCGGGGCGGGGGATAAGTAGCCCCGGCCCTAATGCGAAAGGGCCGCCCCGCGGACGCGCGGGTTTAAGAGTACTATCATCGGTGCAACGCACTGATGAGTATTCACAGCGCGTACTCGCAAGTCGTGTCGGTTTGGGTTGTGTGTACTCACATAACACAAACTGATGTGTACTCACATCACCACCGTGTGAGCAACGCGAACATCAGGTGGCGTGACTCCGTGAGCAACGCGAGCGCAGGTTTTATTTATGTGTACTCACATAAATAAAACTAATGTGTACTCACATTACGTTGATCCGCATCGCGTACTCGCGATACAGTCTT